AGCCTACTGAGTTTACAGAGACAGGACAGGCCAAGGTGGACGAGACTGTGCTTGAAGGGGTTCAGATCCCTGAAGCACAGATGATCGCAGAGTACCTGATGATCCAGAAGCGTATAGCTATGGTGGAATCATGGTTAGAGCTGGTGAAACCTGATGGGCGTGTGCATGGTGATGTAAAGACCAACGGTGCTGTTACGGGCAGGATGACACACAGTAACCCCAACATGGCCCAAGTGACTGCTAACGGTAAGCCGTGGGGTAAAGAGTGTCGCCAGTGTTGGATAGCAAAGCCTAAATACACATTGGTAGGTGTGGATGCTTCTGGGCTAGAACTTAGAATGCTTGCACATTACATGAATGATCCTGGATACACCTCAGAGCTTCTGACTGGTGATATCCATACACGTAACCAGAAAGCAGCAGGGTTAGAAACCAGACCTCAAGCTAAGACATTTATCTATGCTTTCCTGTATGGCGCTGGCGATGAAAAGATTGGGTCTATCGTGGGCAAAGGGGCAAAGGAAGGAAAGAAGCTAAAAGAAGCTTTCTTAGGCAACGTACCGGCACTTAAAGAGCTTAGAGAACAAGTGTCAAGAGCATCCCAAAGGGGATACTTGTTTGGGTTAGACAGAAGAAAACTCCACATAAGATCAGAACATGCCGCTTTGAACACCTTACTGCAATCAGCAGGTGCCATAGTGATGAAAAAGGCACTATGCATTCTTGATCAGTATGCTAAACTCCAAGAGCTAGATTTTAAGTTTGTTGGTAATATCCATGATGAAATACAAACTGAAGTCAGGGCAGACCATGCTAAAAAGTTTGGTTGGTTAGCAGTTGAATGCATCAAAGCAGCAGGCTTGCATTTTAATCTTAATTGTCCTTTAGACGGTGAATATCACATTGGAAACAATTGGAGCGAGACACACTAACATGAATAACTCAAGCAGCAGAGAAGGTGACTTTGCAGAGCACTATGCCATCACATGGCTTTGGGATAACGGCTTTGAAGTCTACAAGAATGCAGGATGCACTGGTCCTGTAGACATTGTGGCTATCAAGAATGGTAAAGTACATCTTCTCGACATCAAGTCAAAGGCGTCTGAGCTTTCATGGGGATTCAAAAGAACCTTTAAGCAGGAAGCCTTGGGTGTACAGATCCTATGCTTCAACCCTAAGAGTCGCAAGCTTCGTTTTGTAAGGCACCGCAAGTAATATATGAAAATCTTTAAACTGGTACAAGATATTTACACCCTGGTCCTGACAAAAAGGGCACCGCCTGGGGTTGATGTAGAAAAAGAGATTGATGCTTTTGGAGAAGCAGTCAAGGATCTGATGCGTAAGGAGTTCCTAAATAAAAGCTTTGATGCACGTAAGCTCAGGCTTTCTAACATTGGGCGTGATGATCGCTACCTGTGGAACCACTATCACTCTAAGGCTAAACAGAAGTATCGTCCTGAGAATCTTATTAAATTTATGTATGGACACCTGATCGAGGAGATGCTGCTGTTTCTGACCAAGATGTCAGGGCATCAAGTCACCCATGAGCAGCACCCATGCACTGTAGGGGACATCAATGGCAGCATGGACTGCAAGATTGATGGGGTGGTGACTGACGTTAAATCCACCAGCACCTACGGGTTTAAGAAGTTCAAAGAAGGCACCCTAGCTTGGGATGATGACTTTGGTTATGTGGCTCAGATCAAAGCATATGCACACTCAGAGGGTGAAACCAAGTATGGCTGGCTGGCTATGGACAAGCAGAATGGGCACCTGACCTATCTGCTTTATGATGAGCAAGACACACAAGCTCCAATCCACAAGGATATCTCTTACTCGATTGAAGATCGTGTTAAGCACATTAACCAAGTTGTCAAGCAACCAGAACCACCCAAGCACTGCCATGATCCTGTTCCTGATGGTAAGTCAGGCAACCTGAAACTGGACACTGGGTGCTCTTATTGTCACTTTAAGAAAGTCTGCTGGCCGGAAGTTAGAGGATTTGTGTACTCAAATGGCCCCAGGTTTCTGGTTAAAGTAGTTAATGAGCCTAATGTGCCTGAGATTCCTAATGAGCAAATTGAGTAATCACCACCACTGGGGAGGTCTTGAGCCTAACCCCGACTGTTTTTTTGGTTTTATCTATCTTATAGAGAACACCATAAACGGCAGGCTGTATGTAGGCAAGAAGCAATACTGGGCAGCTACAGGCAACTTTAGGAACAGATCAAGCCATATATCAACTGATAAGTGGCGACCTGAGCAATGGAAGCCTAGCGACTGGAACTACTATACAGGGTCTAGCAGAGAGCTTAATGCAGACATCAAGAAGTTTGGTAAACATAAGTTTAGATTTATTATTCTAAGCCAACACTCTACCAAAGGTGATCTTCACTATGAAGAAATAAAAGAACAGGCTGTAAGAAACGTCTTGGCAGAGAAGCTTACAGAAGATGTGTATCTATACTACAACAAAAGTATAGCTGCTATTAAGTTCAGACCGCCTGATCATCATAGTGACTCTGCTAGAGAAAAGTTGTCTCTTTTAAATAGAGGTAAAACCCTCACTAAAGAAACTAGAGAAAAGATATCTCTTGCTAGGAGGGGTGAAAAACACCCACAATTTGGAAAACCTCATTCAGAATCAACGAAAGAAAAGATGTCTCTTGCTAATAGGGGTGAAAAACACCCACAATTTGGAAAACCTCTTTCAGAAGCCAGGAAAGAAAAACTGTCTCTTGCTAACAGTAAACACATTTTAGCAATAACAGGTTTTTCTTCTAGGGAAGAATTAGAAGCTGCTGTTATTAAAAGTTATGAAAAAACAAAAAGTATGAATAAAACAGCAAAAGAAATAAAAATATCTCAAACAGCGGTTTGGAACATAATACAAAAACACAAGAAGGACACCATATGAGCATTGACAAAGCCACCCCTTCAGAGTGGGATGCAGTTTCTAAACCAAAACATTATAACCAAGGATCAATTGAAGCTATTGATTATATCAAGCAGCAATTAGGAAGCACAGCGTCTTCATATTACGAAGGTTCTGTGTTAAAATACCTCCACAGATACAAATACAAAAATGGCCTAGAAGACCTTAAAAAAGCTAGGTGGTATCTCGATAAACTTATTGAGGAGGTATTCAAATATAATGGATAAATATATTGACTTTGATCTTTATCAGCGTCTTGCTTCCAAGACTGCTATTTATGAAGACCGTATGTATCCTGTAGCTTCCCTGATGGTTGAAGCTGCTGAGCTTGCTGATCTGTTTATCAAGCCTATGTTGCGTGGTGATGCTGTTTCTATTGAACGCAATAAGGTGGTCAGCGAAGCTGGCGATGTCCTTTGGAACCTGGCAATGGTTCTTGATGATATGAACATTAGTTTTAATGATGTTGCACGTACCAACATCTCCAAGCTTGAAAAGCGTCTGGCAGAAGGAACTATCCAAGGTCGAGGAGATCGTTAAAGATGCATGTCATTCAAGGTAACTTTGGCAAGAAAGACCAACAAGAAGAAGAAGTGATGACAGTCGCTCAGCTGCTTAAGGAGGCTGAACTTGATGACGTTTTGCCTGATGCTTGTATTATTATTTTTGAGAAAGGCGATCACGTATATACGCTCACCACACCTCAACTGAGTGTTGTGGAAATCATGGGTGCTTTTGAGAGGCACAAGTTTATGATGCACATGTCTGTTCTGGCCAATGGAGGGGAGGATATTTGATGGATCTATATCAGCAGTACATTCATAAAAGCCGTTATGCACGTTATCTTCCAGAACAGAACCGAAGGGAGTCTTGGAAAGAAACTGTAGAACGCTACACGGGCTATTGGACCCAAAAGGGCCTGATCACCAAAGAAGAAGAAGCTGAGATTTTTGAAGCTATCTTTAACATGGAAGTGATGCCTTCAATGCGTGCCATGATGACCGCAGGTGAAGCGCTTGATCGAGACAATGTAGCAGGATTTAACTGCTCTTATATCACCATTGATAGCCCAAGGGCCTTTGATGAGATGATGTATATCTTGATGTGTGGCACTGGGGTAGGTTTTAGTGTTGAACGACAATACATCAACAAACTCCCAGAGGTAGCAGAATCTTTTTATGACACAAACACCAGCATTCACGTCGCGGATTCAAAAATTGGATGGGCCAAAGCATTCAGAGAACTGGTATCGCTACTCTACTCAGGCCAAATACCCAAGTGGGACATCAGTGGAGTGCGTCCTGCAGGTGCCCCTCTCAAGACTTTCGGAGGCAGGGCATCTGGTCCAGAGCCTCTTGTCAGCTTATTCCGGTTCGCAGTTGAACTCTTTAAGGGAGCAGCTGGAAGAAAGCTTACAAGCTTGGAATGCCATGACCTCTGCTGCAAAATCGCACAAATTGTTGTCGTTGGTGGAGTCCGCAGGAGCGCCCTGATCTCTTTAAGCAACCTGAGTGATGAACGTCTTCGCCGAGCAAAGCACGGACAATGGTGGGTAGATTCCCCGCAAAGGGGTCTTTCTAACAACTCAGCTTGCTACACCGAGAAGCCTGACTTTGAGCACTTCTTGTCTGAGTGGGTGGCTCTTTACGAGTCTAAGAGTGGCGAGAGGGGTATCTTTTCCAGGGTAGCTGCAAAGAAGCAGGCTGCACGTAATGATCGCAGGGATGTTGATTTTGACTTTGGAACAAACCCTTGTTCAGAGATCATTCTGCGTCCTAACCAGTTTTGTAATCTAAGCGAAGTTGTTGTCCGTAGCGAAGATAACATTGAAAATCTAATACGCAAAGTTAGAATTGCAACCATAATTGGCACCCTTCAAGCAACACTGACTAACTTTAGATACTTGAGGAATATCTGGAAGTTTAATACTCAAGATGAGTGCTTGCTTGGTGTGTCTTTGACTGGCATTATGGATCACTATCTGTTGTCCAAGCCAAGGTCTAAAGATTTGCCAAAGTGGCTTAATGAGCTTAGAAATGTTGCTATTGAAACTAACAAGATCTGGGCTAAGAGACTTAAAATTAATCAGTCTACGGCAATCACCTGTGTGAAGCCTTCAGGCACTGTGTCTCAGCTTGTAGATTCTGCCAGTGGCATCCATGGGCGCTTTAGCCCCTACTATATCCGTAGGGTCAGGGCTGACTCCAGGGATCCACTGTGTGGTGCTCTGGAAGCCTCTGGCGTGCCCGTAGAGACTGATATCACTTCTCCCAGTACTAAGATATTCACTTTCTATCAAAAGGCCCCAGAAGGCTCTGTAATGGCTTCTGAGCAGGATGCTATGGAGCAGCTAGAACTGAATGCTGTTTACCAGCAGTGGTGGTGTGAGCACAAGGTGTCCCAGACTGTCTACTATAAGGACTCTGAGTTCTTGTCAGTTGGACAGTGGATTTATAATAACTTTGATGACGTTTCAGGTGTATCCTTCTTGCCGTTTTCTGAACACTCTTATGAGCAAGCTCCTTACCAGGAGATTACCGAACAAGATTATTTGGAAGGTGTCAAGAATATGCCAACGGACATCGATTGGGATCTTATAAAAGAGACCCAAGATAACACTGAAGGGGCACAAACACTGGCTTGTGTGGGTAATGTTTGTGAGTTTGTAGACTCAATAAAAGACCCGCTCTGAAGCTAAAAGGGGGCCTAGAGCCCCCTTATTTTTTCTTTTAGTATTTATCTTTACCCTTATGCTTCTCTCTAGATTCTTTCTTAAGGCACTTACCGGCCTTCTTGCACTTAGCGGGCGTAGGGCATCCTTTACATGGTTTGAACATAATATTATTTTTTCCTCTTTGATGCTGCCTTCTTGAAGGCTTCTGCTGTTGGGGCACCTTTAGTGCCTGGTTTACGCATTCGCTCACCACTGCCTGCGGCTATACGAGCACGCTTCTTCCTGATGTTTTCATAAAGACCTGGTTT